CCCGACCGAGCCTCGGCCCGATGATTGCGGCGAGATGTGTCCGGTCGCGGAACTCGCCCCCCTTCCGCATCTCCTTTGCCACCTCAAGAATGGTGATGAACGCTCGGAACTGCGTGTCAGTCAAGCTGGCGATCACCGCATCTCGGTGCGCTCCTGCTGACCACTTGATCCATAGACTCATTTCGTCCTCCTCTCAGCCGTTAGAACGGCAACTCTTCAAGCGAATCCTCTGGCACGAGTTTGGGTGCTGGCTCCGCAGACTTCTTGGCGTTCAGGAACTTGGCGCTCGGCTTCTCTCGGCAATACGAGCCGTCAGGTGCCTTGTGGCTCGCAGCCCAGAACGCTTCGTAAGGCTTGCCGCTGACCTTGCTGATGCCTGCTGGCTTCAGCGTCCAGGACTCGCCGTGCGAGCAGCGGTCATCGTCCACCGAAGCGGCGAAGATCATTGCAGCCTTTGCTGCAAGGATGTCATCGTCAGATGCCCTCGTAGAATCAACGGAGACCCCTGTAGGAGCCACGGAGCGGGGCGCAACCCCACGGGGTGGTACTTGGACACCCTTGTCTGGTGAATAGAGGCTCCTGCCCACTCCAACCTGAGCCGCGCACCTGCGGAGCGCGTCGCTGGCCGCCGACTTCAGCGGCTCGTCATCCTGTGCCGAGTTCGGGTAGCCGAAGTCCTGTCGGATGGTTGTCTTACCACCGATCACGACAGCGAGTGAGCCGTGGACGACGTTGCGTGCGCCGTCTGCGACCTTCACCTCAAACTGCCAGCCCTCAATGCCGAGGACGTCATCCAGCCGCTGCGCGACTGCTCGTGCGTCGGCGTAAGTGAACGTCATCCCTGCTCGTCCTGGGCGATGCTTTAGGTCCTTCTCCTCGAATGGCGCGCAGAGCGCCTTGCTGATGTCGTTGCTCACTTGTCTACCTCCTCTGTCCTGAACTTGAAGACTCGCGCGCCGGGAACTTCCCGAGTCGCGGCTTCTACAACCTTCGGGTCAATCTTTGTTGCGACCTCCTTCCAGTCCGTCTTGAGCGACGGCTTGTTCTGCTTCCACGTTGCCGACCAGCCTTGACCTGCGATCCCAGCCTTCTCGCCGATAGCCTCCTTGAGACTGATCGCAAGGTTCTGGAGTTCTTGATCAAGGAGACGTGACTCGTATTGCCTTTCGGCGAAGATCGCCGCAAGCCTGTCCAGCGAAGTGTCAGCCTGCGCCCACTCCTCGCTGGTCTGCGGTACCACCTGCGCCAGCGCGTCGCTGTCCTCGCCCTGCAAGGTTGGCGGCGTCTGGGTTGCGAGTGCGTTGCGGAACTCCACTGCCTTCGCGTAAAGCTGCGTCTGATAGTTCACGTCAGCCTCAACCCGCTCGATGCGGAAGACCAGACCACCGAGCAGGACTGCCACGTCGCACCACGGTGCAGCGGTCACGAACATCTGCCACTGCACCTGCGCCACCACCTCTGGCGGCACTGGGTGCAGACTCCAGCGCGGTGAGGTGCTGGTCTTGATCTCCACCAAGCCCTCCTCGCCGACGATGGTGCGGTCGAGTGACGCGATCACCCACGGCAGTTCCTTGAGTCGGACAATGCCGTTGCTGCGGCGCAGCTCGCGGCCAGTCTCCATCTCGTAGAACTCTGCCACCGCGTTCTCCAGAAGGATGCCGCGAACGGCGGCTGGTCCCACTGGGTCTGGCGTGTATTTGCCCAACTTCTCTGCCCAGAGTTGGTACGGCGTCTTGTATGGGTTCAACCCCGCGATGACCGAGACGTCGGTCGCCGTGATGCCGTCCGCCCGAAGTGCAAACCACTCAGGACTGCGCTGCTCTGCCTTGACGAACTCGTATTGCTTGCTCACTTGCCCTCCTTCTTTGCGCGATCTTTCTTTGCCCAGCCCTCGCCGGTAAAGACCACCGCCGCTGGCGTGTAAACCATCCGCATCCAGCGGCCGCACTTCTCGCAGCGCGGGTTATAGACGTTCTGGATTGAGTGCGTGTGTTCCTCTCGGTGTCCGCAGTCTCCGCAGCGGTACTCGTACACTGGCATTAGCCAAGCACCGCGAAGAGAAACACCACGAACGCAAAGCCCCAGATGCCGATGGCGAGATCCATCAAGCCCTGTGCGCGCCTGCGCTCGTCCGCAAGGATGTTGGTCTTGATTGCTACTCGCTTGTAGACCAGTGGCTGCGTCTTTCGGTTCAGCCTCATCGCATTGACCCCAGCGCCAACATCAGCACCATTGCTGCGATGAACGATACGACTGCGAGTGTGTCCAAGATCATTGTCTTCACTTTGCTGCCTCCTTCAACTGCTCGAATGTTGTTTCGCCGGTTGCGATGCGAGCGATCTCGCTCCACGCGATTGGCGCGTGTTCTGCCACTGGTTTCTCGTTGCGCTTCGGACGAACGCCCAGCTCAAAGATGAGCGATGGAAGTTCGGTCGAGGTAGGGTCGCCGACCACGAAGACGGCGTGTCCCTTGCGCTCGCTGCGGCTAACCCAGCCGAAGTTCTTGTTCACCTTGACCTCCTCATCGGGATCAGCCGTCTGGCTGGTTCCTCCCCGATGTCACGATCCTAGAGCGTGACGTCACGGCTTGTCAAGAGGGTGGTCCTCCCCTGGCTGGAGGAGGTCAGCCAGGGGAGATTAGCCGCCCGAAGGCGGCCTAGTCATCGTCCTCATCTACGAGCTGCAGGATCACCTCGATGCACGCTCGGCAGATGGCATACGCCAAGATCGCAGTATAGCCAGGGGTCAGGCTCACCGACTGTTCGGCAAACCTCCAAACCCTCGTCGTCTCGTTGCAGACTGAGCACGCGCCGTCAGGTGGGCGCTCAGGCGGGTCGTGGACGAACGGAGCCACTAGCGCAAGCGGATCAGGTACTCAGCCGAGACCTCTCCGTCGCCGTCAAAGAACATCAGCCATTGACCTGGCTCGCCTGATGCGCCAACAACTTCCTGCGCGAAACGGTTGCTGGACTCAAGGCTCGGCGAGCACCACGTGGTGATCTTGCCGTCAGCCAAGACGAGTCGCGCCGGCTGATGCCAGTGTCCGAACCAGAGATAGTCAAACGGAGCAACTGACAGACGCCAGCCGCTCGCCTTTTTTGCGACGCCGTACCACGGCATCCCAAGTCCACCTCTGAACTGATCGCCGTGAACAATCATCCCGATCTTGCCGCCTGGCAGTTCCAGCGTGTCGTACCAGTGCCGACCGCCGACGGTGAGGCTCTCCTTCCACGTGACGCGCTTCTCTGTCTGCACGAGCGACCGCGCAATGTTGTAGAGGATTGCGTCGCTGTTGGATTCTGGGGAGTGATCGCTGAATCGTCCCAGCCTGCCGTGGTTGCCGATTGCACCGTAGACCTCGACATTCGGGAAGAGTGCGGCCATCGCTCGCACGAACTGCGCGAGCATCTCCGCGCCTCGGAAGATTTGGACGTACAGACCGCCAGCCTCAACTTCGTAGGCTTGTCCTGGGAAGATGTTGCCGTCTGACTCCACGAGGTCGCCAGTGAGCAGAATCTTGACCGTGTCCACAGGGTGATCCTTGCGCTGAATCTCTACGACGCGCTTGACCTTCTCGGCGAGTAGTTGCAGCCGCTTGGCTGCGGTGTCAATGTCGTAGTCCACGCTCTTCTTGCCGAGTTGCCAGTCGCTCAGTTGCACGACGGCAACCTCGCGCTTGCCCTTGCGCTTGTCTGGCTTTGGCGCAGGCACGGCTGGAATCTTCATCCCGACCGCCGCATCCTTCGCGGCGCGGTAGACCGCCTCCACGAGTTCTTCGGTCTGCTGATCCTTCTTGGCGAGTGCGCGCAACGCACGTCGGTGCGCCGACTTCAGTTCGTTGAGTTCGTCCTCACGCTGAAACTCGATCAGATCTTCTGACATCTGCAGTCTCCTCTCCTATGTCGCTGGATGTTGTAGTCAGCCCACTTCTGACCCCGAAGTTCGCACCATTTCTGGATTGCCCTTGCGGTGATTCGTGCGGCCGCCAATGCCTCGTCTAGCGCCTTGCGATCAGAGTCCGAGATGTCAAGCAACTGGTAGCCGCAGCGCGGACCTTTGGTCACGCTCTGCAGCTCCAGAAACTCGTCTAT